AAATAGGCGATATCGTATCCCCATCACAGAAAATCAAAAGGACAAATCAAAGGAAAGAACAAACAATAACAAGTAGAGCAACACCAGCTCCTACAAGCAAAAGCATCTGTAGGCAAAAATCATCAAGCATTTTATCTTTATCATCATTTTTCATTTAATCACCTTACAGTTTATAATATTCATTATTTTATCATATATTCATAGCTTGTCAATAACCTAAAGAGAGCATTTTGCTTATCGTGGTGTCACTCAGCCCCATTACATCAAGAGAGTAATGGGGCTGTGTCCGCTCGCTGGCGCTCGCTGGTACATATCTATTCGCTAACCGCGCTCACGCTTGGTTACAAAACAGAAACTCCGAAGCAGAGCTCCGGAGCTTTCTGTTTTCTTTATCTCTGATGCTTAGAACGCTTTGGACCTGATCCGAGAATAGCAGCATTATACTTTTCCATGAGCTTAGCATACTGTTCAGCAGAAACAGAACCTTCACCAGAGGTAGAACCTCCAGTAACATCAAGACCAAGAGACTTGAGAATAGAATTGACAGCTTGAACATAATTCGAAGGATAGTTCTGCTCAAGAAAAACCTGATTTTCAAATCCTTTATCAGTCTGATACTTACCAAGAGCATAATGCAAATTGGCATTATACTTAGAACCAGCATAGCCGAGTTCGGCACCATATTTGGAAGCATCGGCACCGATCTGAGCAACAAGTTTCTCCATAGCAGTGTACTTATCGGCAACAGCCTCTTGAGTCCGAGCATTGACATTAGCAGTCTGAAGCTGGGTCTGTGCCGAAAGAACAGAGCCAAGAATCTGAACCAAAGCAGCATTAGCAGAGGTATCAACCTCACCTTTAGCTCCGGCAGAGGTCACGCCGGAAGCGGTAGCACCGGAGGTAACGGCAGCGCCGTTACCTCCCATAGCACTCAGCACAGGATTAAGGCCAGCAGCCTTAAGGTCTCTAATCTCTCGCTGATGAGCAGTATTACTCATGTATTCCTGCCAAGAACGGCTTTTAGCGGCCTCCTGAGCGTTGAACTGCATAGCCAAGGCATTTTGTCTCTCCTGCCAGTCGCGTTGCTCAGAAGCCATATGAGCGCTTTTAGCGGTGTTTTCAGAGGCAGTACGGGTAATGCGAGAAAGAGCAGAATCCAGATTGCCAACAGCAGGAACACTCTGAACCTGAGCAGCATCCTTTCCTGTAGTCATTAGATCACCTCTCAATGATGGTCAATCAGACCGGGAATAGAGTACATAGGCATAGGACGGGTAGTCCGGTTCTTGATGTAGATATCCGCGAAAAGCTGATTACTAACAGCGGAAGTGACTGCAAGCACACGATCAACGTTGGCTTTATCCTCACGAATCCACGAATCCGAAAGCATAGGCAGAGCGGAATAATCATCTGCAAGATGCCAAACGTCAAGAGACTGCGCGTACTGGGAACGCATCTCACCAGTTACACGGGACGGCTTATAACGGTAGTCAGCCCACGCTTCCTGATAGCCAAAGACCTGATCATCAATGACAGCACCAGCGGAATCCTTAACGCCGGGACCTTGGGCAAAAATCTCCTTGTTCTTCACAGCCTGTTCGCCGATATTGGCGAAAACAGGCCAATAGTAATCAAAGCGATCCTTACGAGACCAGAAACGTTCAAGACCCTGCTGATAAGTATGATCGTAACGAGCGACCATAACACCGATGACAAAACCATGCTCAGTGAAAGACTTGGTGAAATCGGAATGAGTATCCGTAGTGACAGACATACCAGTAACAGTACCCTGTGCAGTCTCGCCGGAGGCCGTAGCAGACTGCTGGACAACCTGATTAATATTGATGGGGACACGGTTACCACCGAGATATTCGGGACGCTGAAGACGGGCATCGGGAGAAGTCACACCGAAATGAGACTTAAGAATTTCGATGTAGCGGGAACCGCCGCGGGCGTCTTTCTCGTAGAGCTTCTGAATCTGGAACGCCATGCGAAGCTGATTAATGGAAGCACCAAGACCACCGGAAGCAACAGCATAAAGATTAACAGGATCAAAACCGGGCTTGTCAGCACCACCACTAAAACCAGTAATGCCAGCATAATTAGAACCAGCAGAAACAGGCTTGAAAGCAAGAGAATCATAGATATTAACCGGTCGATCTCCAGAAGCAAAAGAACTATTAGAAAGACCAGTTAAAACAAATCCACCGGGATCATGAGGCTGTTCACGGGTAACAACAGGATACTCGCCGGGCGTGGCCGAGGGAATCAAAACATCCGGGCCTTTCTGGGGAGACGGAAGACAGCTTGTAAAATAGTCGTGATACTTAGCGGCCTTATAGGGGAGGCCGCCTTTTGCAACATCGGTAACAAACGTGCCAGTATTCACACCAGCTACAGTAGCATCATCGACGGGAACAACGAGCGGGTCAGATAGGTTTTCATCACGAAACCACTCATTCATTACCAAGGCATAAGCTCGGAAGGGAAGAGCACTAACGGAAAGATTAGGAACGCCAGTAGGGATACCGAGATAGTCGGCAATAGTTCCAACAGACCATCCGCCAGAAGCAGGAGCAGTAATCTGAGGAATTTCATACTCTGTCTGAGGAAGCCACGCAGATTCCGTATTCTCGCCGTTGAACTGCTTCCAATGAGACCAAGTAAGACGATTCGGTACAAAGAAGAAATACGTATCGAGGTAGATGTTATCCATGACCGGAGTGAGCAGAGTCTGCAAACGCACGACCTTGGATGTGTCCACGTTGAACGTATCTCCCGGTAATACTTCGTCAACAAAAAAAGGTACAATGTCACCAACGTTAAACGAAGTCTTAAGCGAATGCGAGCGGTCAAATGTCGAACGCCGAATATCAATGTTTGTGGGATTAAGCGCAAAATGAGATTCAACATTGCGGTTCATTCAGTAACCTCCTTTTTCGGCTCAACAGCCGGTTTTTCCTCCTGTGCGGGCGGGTCGGACTCTCGCTCGGGCTTGATTCCGAGCTTGTCGAGGAAATCAGGCTTGTCCATACCAGCCATGAACTCCGCAAAGTTATGGTTAAACTTTGCACGGATATCGACCGGAAGAGAATTGAAAAAGCTCTGACCTTCATTGACCCTATTCAGGAGTTCAGCATAGGACGTAGGCATATTGGTGAAATCACCATAAGCGCCTTGGACACGCGAAAGCGCGTCAACGTCGCCATTCTGAAATCGAGCAAGAATCACATGGATGTCGACGGCTTCGGCGTGGGATTGAATGAAATCGTAAAGGTCTTCTTTGCCAGATTCAACGAGATCCATAACTCCATTCTCATCAAATTTAGGCTGATAGAGAATCCTTTCGCGCTGACCTCCATTTGAAATGAAGCGAGTTCGCGGACGATACTGAGTAGAGAATCCAAGCTTTTCATCATACATAATTACACATCCTTTCTCTGGATGGACGTACCATCCAAAATAACCTCAGGGAGCTGATGCGAGATCGTACCAGTCTCATTATCAAACTCACCGATCTTACAGAGAGCATAATCCTCAATGTGGGAAAACAAAAGGCTTTCCTTCTGCATACAAGCATGAGCGAAATTCCGCATGGCAGAAGAATCGTTCTGATCTACCGTAGGCGGAAGAAAGCCCGTGCGGGCATCGCGGATAGAATAAACACCATATTTCATTTCAAAACCTCACATTCTTCACAGGTTAAATCAGAATAGTCCTCGTAGGGACAATCATAATCGGGATAATCAAACGGACACTTCACAAACGGATACCTCCACGGAAAACAGTCGGATTAATGTTGATCTTCTTGGACTTCGCAGCAGTACGGCGAAAGACCTTCTTGTCTTTCTTGGGACGCATTTTCTTACGCATTAGATACAACTCCTTTTCAAAGATTTGATACGAGCGAGATTATTTCGCTCTTCCACAGCTAACTGATCCAGATAGCTAAGTGTGGTCTTTTGTAGTTTTGCTTTCTGCGCTTCAGCTGCCATCTTCTGACGAACGGCTTTAAGCTTGGCAGATTCTTCCGGACAATCGAGATCAAAGAGCTTGTCATAATACTTCGGAGGTCGAAACTTCCTACCTCCTTTCTCAGTCGAAATATTAATGAACTCATGTTCATATAGGTCGGGATGATCCTCGTAATACTGCCGAGCAATGCCAGGCTTACGAGACATAAGCGAAAACTCCGGAACAATGTTAAAGTTCTCGTAGAACTCAGCTTCCGGACCAGTAAGCTTCTTCATAA